TCAGGCCCTGGTTCTCCATCAGCAACGAGCATATACAATGCGATCGCCGAACCAAGAGCCGATTTCCCGTTTTTCCGCGCAACAATCAAGATCAATTCACGATGTTTTCTTGTTCCGTCAATCTTGTGTACGAAACCAAACACCGCTGCAATCAATGCTTTTTGCCATAATTCCAAGATGAACGGTTTACCGCCCATTTTCCCCTTCGAGTGTTTACAAAAATTTTCGATAAACTCGATTGCGTGATTGGCGCGTTTCGTATTGTATTCCCACTCACTATCAGGATTGTTAATTTCGTCAACTAACTTTTTGTAAACACGGCGGACTTTGTTTGAAACAACTTCCTCGCCGCACTTGATTTTCTCCCAGTAGTGTAGAATCGGGTTGTAATCAAGTGGATACCTAATCACGTTCCATCACGAACGACTCAAACCCGTCATCATCGTCCTTGACTTCCTCTTTCGGCAACAAGTCGGTCAGTTGTTTAATAATACTCTGATAGTTTTTGTTCATCGTGTTGTACAACCGCGCGACAGGTCTTTCCCTTTCATACGGTTCCGTCTTTTCAGACTGTGTGAACATCTCAACAAAACCATTTTCGTCCAAGTCCTTTTCCATATCCTCAAGTGTCACACGCATGAATGCCGCACGACGAATTAACCCTTCAACAACCTGCATCTTATCTTTTGGTAAATCCTTGTAGCTTTTTCGTAATCGTTTCTCCTCTCGCGTAATCCGTTCTTCTTTTGTCATTTCCTTTCTTTTCATCGCAAAAATCACCTGCCTTTCTTCCGTTTTTCGGTAGGGGGGTCACGCGTGAGACCTGCGTGTTACGCGAAGGTACCCCCCGCCGGTCCCGTACCGACCCCCATCAAATTCCAACAGGGGGGGTTATTGTCTAATCACTAAATCGCCATTCTCATCAAACATCACGTCGTATCTCGTCACACTCCGTCTTTCGTGGTGCTCTTTATTGTGACAGTCTTGGCATAACAATTCGAGATGTTGCCAGTTTAACGAGATGTCTGGATCATTAATATTGCTTGGATTGAGATAGATTTTATGGTGGACTATTTTCCCTGGACGTTGGCATCGTTCACACAATCCGTGCCGATAAACAAAATAAGCATCGCGACATTTCCGCCATGCCTTTGACTTGTAAAAGTGTTTAGCCCAGTCTTTCACTTTCTTCGAATCGCCCCACGCACTCGCTTGTACATGTCTCTTTTCACACCCATAATGTCGAGCCAGTCACGCCAGGTCATCTTCTCTTTCTTCCGTTTCGGTTTCTTGTCTTTATCGTCACCATGATACATGCTTTTCACCTCAAAATAAAAACGCCACCCCGATCGGAGTGACGCCCCGCTTCAACCACGCTATCATCATAACACCTCTAAATGAAAATATTGTGCCATCTTTGTGCCAAAATTGTGCCATGATTGTGCCATCATTCGCTTACCAATACCGACTCCCCCGCTTCCTGTTCTTCGTAAACATCCGCTTGGCCAGCTCGTGCATCTCATCTTTTGGTTTGGCGCGAATGATATTAGATACGTCCACCGTCGTTAGCTTCCGGTTACCGATCCGATAGCCTTTTTTGTTTAGTTCCTGCACCACTTTCGTAACACTCTCCAGCTGCACATACAAATACACCGCTTCTTCTTCCATGGTCGTCGGTGTGTAGCTTTCGATCATCTGAATGTATTCTTGCAAATATTCGATTCGCTTTTTCGCTTCTTCGACTAACACTCGCTTTCCCTCCAATGAGTTCACTTCAATTTACAGACTGATGCACTCGCCCTATTCATAAACCCCTTGATATTTCTAGCTTTAAGCCATTTTATAGAACGAGTGCACACCATGTTTTTTTATGTTGTGCTGATAGCCAAAAAAGAAAAATCATATCTTGTATTTCATCATCGCCTTGTCCATCGCATCTTGGTTAACGCCGATATACTTTAAGGTGATATGTGGGCTCGAATGGTTAAACAACTCCTGAAGCATCGCAACATCTTTGGTTTGTTGGTAAAAGTGATAGCCGAACGTTTTTCTAAGCGTATGCGTACCCACTTCATCCAGCGACACATATTCAGCAGCTTCGCGCAAAATACGGTACGCTGTTGAACGATCGATGGGACGATTGCCACCTTGCCGGCTTCGAAAAGCATATTCACCGTCTTTGAGCGTTTTTGCGTACTCAATCAACTCTTTTCGTATCGCTGGCGGAATGCGAATTCGTTTTTCCTTCCGTGTTTTCTTCTCCCGCAACTTCAAATGCGTTTGGAGCAAATCTTCCTTCTTCAGCTGCAATATATCTGATATACGCAAACCTGTGTTAATTCCGATAATGAACAAAATATAATTGCGCTTGTTTCGTTGTAGCAAGTATTTTTTCATTGCCGCAATCTTTTCAGGATCGCGAATGGGTTGAACAAAGTTCATGGCTCGTCCCTCCTTCTTTTCCGATACACTTCTATTTCGAGGGCAAATGCCAGCTTGTAAAATGCTCTAGACTTCAAACGATAATAATTTCGATGACTCATTCCTAACTCGTTGTAGACGGCATAATCAAATACCTCTTCCTCGTTCATATATCGCCGAATAATAACCGCTCGCTCCCAGTAATCTAAACGGTTCACAGCCTCAACGATGCGCTGAATGTACTCCGCACGCTCCCGCTCGTAATCTGCATTGCGAATGGCCATTTCTTCGGTTGAGGAGTGGAACTGATTTGTTTTTGCAGGAACGAGCGAGTAATGTTGAGTCACCTTTGGCAGCTGGTCTAGTTTCAATGTCAACAAGAAAATGCGATATTTTTCGAGCGCCGCTTCCACCGCTTTTTTCGTCGCTTTTCGATCGATTTCAGGTAGCATAAAGTCCATCTTCTCAACCTCCGAAATAGTGATTATCGTAGGCGAAATGCCCCACCCTTGCCGCGTCTATAAACAGGACGACCAACGCCCATTAATTCCTTAATATCTCGCTCCGTCAGCCGCTCCTTATCTCTTTTCTTTTTCCGCGCTTTCTTCCGTTTGTTTTGATGTTGCCGAACTTTTTTGACTTTCATCCATTTTTTCAACTCTTGCTGGATTGTTCGCATTGTTCCTCTCCCTTTCATTTTTCTAATCAAACAAAAAGGACACCAATCATACAGAAATAGCCTTGCTACTCTGTACAATCGGTGTCCTCACGCTCTCGGTCTTGGACATATTCACTTACCCATATTATACCTTATACTACAGCTTTTTGTAGTAATATTCTAAATGTTTCTCTTCCTTTCGGCGTAACGAGCGTTTGCACATCAGCTCGTCCATTTCGCTCCCATTCTTTTAATTCGAATAAAGAT